CCAATATAAAGTGTGGCATAAGTAATACCCAATGCGAGTATTATAATTACTGCTAGCCACATTAATTTCTTTTCCATAACTTTCTTTGGTGGAGCTGGCCGGAATCGAACCGGCGTCTTACTTAGATACCCTCTCAGGTCATCAAACAAAATTCTTTTATATATATTTATATATAACTTCCCTTAACGAACTTATCCACCTATCCCGTTTTTCAATGAATAATAATGGTTGTGCATTCTCAACCGCCATAATAATTACAATTGTGTCTACAGGAATACCTGTTCTTTCTTCATATGCCACCGCATAAAATGCTCCTTGCATAAAATAGGAATGACACATTTCCCAAGTTTTGATTCGTCGTGAAGTTTTGTAATCAATCACTGCTAGTTTATTGTCAAACTCTGCAATAAGGTCTGTTCGCCCAGCCAATTTAAAATGATCTGACCAAAGAGCGCCTTCTGTGACGTGCACATTATCAACTCTATTCAACAATGGCTCAATAGATTCAAACATCTCCACTAAATGTGGCATCCTGCCATCTAAAAATCCGTCCTCGTTTTTGATATAGGACTCACAGATACTATGTACGCCGGTTCCCTGACGCGAGGCTTTTGTGGAGATTCTATTAGCCTCTTCCGCTCCAACCCTTGCTCGCCACTTCTGTATACCAGCTTTGGAGAGGTTTGATAAAAGTGTGGTGATTGATATATACTTATCATCATTTGGTGTGACATAAAACCTTTTTCCACTAACGTATTCAACAGGTAAATCTATAAGATCATTACCCACATGATTAAATTTTTTCATATTATTCTGGTATATTCATTGTCGCTTTTGGTTGTTGTCTCTTAATTTCTTTAAGTTTATCCTTCATCCAACTAGGGCTAGACTTCTTATGACCTGGCGATGAAATATTATCATACGCAAATCCAGGAACTGCAACCTTTAATTTAACTTCACCATTACAATCGAAACATTGAGGATCTTGATTGGCATCAAGTATTCGCATTGAACATGGAACCTTAGTTGGTTCATTCCTATGTGAAATGGGAAACATCTCTTCAAATTCATGTCCACATTTTTCACATTTATAATCATATGTTGGCATTATGTTTATCCTTTACCCATTATCAGTCACTATCTTCCAAAATAATATCTTGCCACCGTCTAGGTGACTCTAGTTTTTTTTTTGGCCCCAGTATTCTCAATCACAATTACACGATTAAGATAAGAGAAAGGTTCATCTTTGTAAGAGCGGTGTTTAGCAATAGTTGCCTTAACCAATATGCAATCTCCAACTTCAAACTCATCTCCCTTATAATTATAGAACATCGCTTTTCGACCTTTACGGTCTACCAGTTTATGCATTTTATAATCTGGTTTTTTGACAATATATTCAAGTTTAAGAAAGTATTCACCCCTGGTGCCTACATTTCCTAAAAAGACTTCTTTTCCCATTTTAATCTCAATCTCACATTAGAAAAAAGGTTACTCAATCATTTTACATTACAAGTATATTATACCTCTAATAAATGATTTTGTCAAGTCATAAATTGTATTTATTTGCCTTATTGAAAAAAATATGAGTGTCTATTTTCACAGTCTTATCTCTAGCACTTGCCCATCTTGGTGAAGGAATATAATCTGCATGATAATGAGTCGCAGAATCCGTGATATCCAACATCTTTGGATTTTTCAATACATACTCAGCAACTTCCTGAGATTGTCTCCAGGCATTCCCTTCATTTGGAATATCCATCTTACCATCACAATACCAAGAAAATTGGCATCGGTTTTTTACTGGAAATCCATTAGGGGTATGTACTCCCTCATAAATTACTCTGCAAATCGTACTTGGATATCGTTTAGATTTAACTCGATTAAGTGTTACTTGAGCAACTGCCAATTTGCCCGCAGTCGATTCGACCGCTGCTTCAAAATATATATTTAATGCTAAACATTTTTTTTGTATTGGGTCTAGAAGTATTCCGGATGAATGTACTATTGTTTTGTCAAATATATGTCTTGTGGTGTTTTGTACTTCATTGACTTCTATTGGGGCAACCCAAATTTTAGATGTGGTACTTGAGTTTAATTGCACTGATGCAAATAACAACAAGCCCACAAGAAAAGTAAGTTTCTTCATATGCCTCTTTTAAATAAGTTGACATTCACATTCTAGAAAATACTAGAATGTCTCACACTATTTAATTATCAATTAATGTGTGCTTTTTCAGCAGAAGAGCCTTGACGGCCGCGGCGGGGGCTTCTAACTACCATATCAGTAGCCCATGTGTGAGGAAGATATTCTTTATAATTGAAATCTGAACTCCATGTTACATTGTCGAGTTCAGTAGTGAACTTTTGTTCATCAGTATTCCAATTCATAGTCAATTGTATACCAAATGCTTTAGCTAATACTACTACAATTTGTCTAGGTACTCTAGATCCACGCGTTACATCTAATTGCCTCAATTCAGCTTCCTCCGTAGTCCGCACTCCATTCGCTGACTTCGTTAAGTTGACTATTCTTTCTTCTAAGGGTTTTATTATGTTCACGGTAGTAATTCTGGAAAAGTGTCTTTAACTAAGTTGTAGGTTAGCCCCCTACATTTAACTTTCTTGTCCTTTACTTGGAGAAGTAATTCTGCTTCTGAAGGATGTATACTTTCTAACATTTCTATAAACAAATATTCTCTCCGTGCTTGTATTAAATTTGGGTTTCCACCCTCAACAAACAAATATAGTTTTCTTACCAAACCATACAGATATGTAGGATTAGGTTCATTTGAATCTCCTGCATATTTATGTGGTGGGGTTCCTGGTGGTAACAGGAATTTAAGATTTGGATCAAACGCATATCTTAGAAGTTCTCTAAGAGCTGAGTTATCATATTTGATTAAAGTTTCTTTCTTTTGATCCTTGGTTTTAGCCTTTGTGACTTCTCCAAAAATAAACGGTAAACTTTCTGTTGCCATATCAAAACTCTTCAATATATTCCATAAGATTTTTCAAACGTTTATTTACAAAATAGCTCATCAACTGACTTCTGTCACCTGATGTCTGTTCTGTATAACTATTGACTATATTTATACAAATAGTTTCTGGTATTTTACTCAAATCCACCAATTGTTCATTGCGATAGTAATTTCTAAGTATCTCTTCTGTACCACAAAAATCTTTTGGATTTTGATCTCTCCAACTATCTAATTTCTTTTTAGTAATTGGCTTCTGCCGCGCACCCTCTGTAATAAAGACATCATCACCAGATAAAATGTTTGGAACACCATCTCCAGTATCCCCCTTAATAACTTTTTCATAGAGAGATTCGTGTGGGTCTTCAATCACCCACTTTTTCTGTAGTGGCGACCACTGCTTAACCCCATTATACTTTTGTAACTGAATAAAGTCTTTATCACTAGAAATAATAAGAGTAGTACCAAGAGTCTGTTCCCCTGGGAGTATATCTTTCTCTAAACCATTAAAATGATTCGTAAGAACTCCAATTATATCATCAGCTTCAGCACCTTCTATATAGACTACCTTATATGGAAAATATTCTTTCAAATCATTCCTCATAATATTAAGGCACTCATACAAATACTGCCAATCTACATCAGAATCATGTTTAAGTTTACGGCGACTAGCCTTATAATTGGGGAAGATTTCTTTCCTCCAATTTTTACGATGATCACAACAGATAATCATCTCACCATACTCTTTAGAAAACTGATTACGGAATTGACGTATATTGTTTAGAATGACATGCCTTAACATATCTTCTTCGACAACTCCTTCACCTTTTGAGATAGCCATAAAACTACCTATCACCACTTGACTATAATCTAATAATATCATAATGTCCACCATGTAGGTTGATTAGAGTATTTCCATGTAGAAATTGATGCCTTCTCTGTTAGGTAATAATTTCTATAGGCTTCTATAGTATTGGATGTTTTATAATGGTCTGGCATACATTGTGGTGGATCAATCCAACCATTGTCCTTGATATTTTTAGGTGCATCCTCTAAAATTTTACCAAGTTTATCCCATGTCTTGTGAACCTTGAATTTATCATGACT